CGGCGCGGGCCGAGGCGGCGGCGGACGACGCGAATGCTGCCGTGCCCTCGGCGGTTTCTTGAAAGTCGTTGACCCGCCGGATCGCTTGGTTCGTCTTTGCACGGACCTGCGCGTCGCTGTCCGTCGCCTTGATGGTAGGGATGTCAGTCATGATGTTTTCCCCTTGGGAATATGTGTTTGTGGGAAGGCGGGGTGGGGGCTTTAGCCACCGCCCCTCATCAGTTCGTTGGCCGCCGCCCGCGCCTTATCGACCAAGACATCGGGCCGGGCTTTCAGGCCCTTGATCGCGCCTGGGCTGGACTTTTTGGCATATTCCACCGCTTGCGCAGTGATCGCATCCAGCGTCCCTCCCTTGGCCTGCTTAACCCCGGTCAGGATCGCTTTGTTCAGGGCCTCGCGCATCAGGGCCTCGGCTTTCAGGCCAAAATAACGGCGAACGGATGCCAGGGCCGTCGCAAGGATGATGCCGATCAGCGCGACCGCTAGTTCGGCGACGACCGGCGCAAGGGCGTCGGTCAAAGGTTTCAGATGCTCAAGCATTTTTCTTCCTTTCAGGCTTCGTTGATGGATACCGCCCCGGCGACCGTGGCCACAGGGAGGAAGGTGGGCCGTTCGTCAAAGGTGGACGGCCAGCGCGCCCCATTTTTCAGGAGGCGCGATTTCGCAATCTTGGTGATGCTGACGCTGTTGGACTGGTTGCCGCCCAGAACGACAAAGTTTTCGCCGTCCTGGCCCAGACAGATACCGACATGTCCGCCGCCTCCGGGCCGTTCAAAGGCCATGATCGCCCCATAGGTCGGGGCCACGGCTTTACCCAGAAGCGCCCAATTTTTCGCCCAATAGGGATTGGCGGCCAAGGCGCTAGGGAACAACTCGTCGGGCAAGGTCCGCTTGATGCACGTCTCAATGAAATCGCCGCACCAAGGCAGAACCGCCGGATCGCCCAGCGTGGCCCCGTCGCTTTTCAGGAACTCGGCCAGCTTGGCCTTGTCCCGTGTCTCGTGCAAGCCGAGCATCAGGCGGCCCAGCGACACCCACGGCAATTCGATGCCGTGGGTGATAGGCGACCCCGGCTTGCCGTCTGCCTCCATCAGCGCAGCCATCCCGCCGCGTGTCTTAGGGCCGAAAACCCCGTCGATCTTGCCGACCGGATAACCCAAGTCATGCAAGGCGCTTTGAAGCATGACAAACGCTTCTTTAATCTGTGCAGGCGTAAGCATTGCCGTCTCCTTTGGCAAAAGAAAAAGGCCCCGCGCGATGGCGGGGCCTTGAAGTGGTTCTATGTTGCGGGGTTAAGCCCGCCTCAATTCAGCAACGGTGGCAGGATCAGAAAAAGAATGATCGTTATGGGTGCCCCAATGGCAATCGTGTGCCAGAAGTCATCGCATGGCCGCCCTTTAGGGCGGCGCAACAGAGGCAGTTTTTCACCACCCTTCGCCTCGCGCCGAGATACTCCCATCAGACATCATCCCCTTTGTCTGTGTTGCGCGGGCTGATCGACTTGCCCGCCGCGATCCTCTCAATCATGGTCACCGATATCAGACCGACCATGAATGACGCGGCGCAAAGGGTGCCAAGCGCGCCCGCCATCCCTTCCGGCAAGTCGCCAATCCAGGGCCTCATCAGGTGCGGGGCTAACACACCGACACCGAATGCGGTTCCTGAACCGATAAAGACAACGCGCAGCCCCTCGCGCCAAGTCGTCTTGAGGGCGGCGGATCGAACGGCCCCGCCAAGCGCCCCAAAGAATGCCAGCAGAAAGCCGCGCTCGTTAAAAATATGGTGCCAATCGCTCACTGCTGTTCCCCGCTCATTTCGCCGATCACCTCGCGGTAATCGGTGTTTCCAGATGTTGGCCCCGTTCCCCCGCGCTGATCTTTACCAGCGTCGCCTTGCGGCTGTGCGAGTTGCAGGGTTGTGGTGAAGCCGCCGCCGCGCGTAAAGCTGTGCGTCACGGCCTTGATCAGATAGGTCCCGTCAATTCCGGGCCGCGCACCAACAAGAACGCACTGCCCGTCAGGAACGGCCCCCGTGTTGCCGTCAATCTCAACCGATCCGCCGCCCGCCATTTCCTGCGAAGTCGCGGCGTCACCGTCTGCCGCCCGCTGGGCTTCGCCAGGGTCCGCCATAAGGTCGCGCCGCACGAACGCCGCCTCGGCCCCATCAAGGCCCGTTTCCGCCTCGCTGACGACTTCTGTGGCCGCCTTCATATCGTAGGACTTCGCGCGGGCCTTGCCATAGCGCGCACGGCCGATTTTTGGGGTGATGTCCCAAGATATCAGATTGACCCCGGCCTGCGCAGTAACGCTGGCGGCATAGCCAGCGGCCCGGCGCGCCATGGTGGCTTTCGTCCCTTGAACCCGGAAGCTGCCGCCAAGCATCGCGCCGAGGCGCTCGCCAAGGTGCAGGAAACTTTCCGAACGCATGTCGATGTAAGGCAGCGTCACTCCGGCAAGATCAGGGTCAACGTCAATTTCACTGATCCCGGCATACCCTCCGGCCTCGGTCAGGATGTCCTTGACGGTCTTCCCATCAAAGTGCCGATCCTGGCCCTCCTTGGCCTTGCCGGTTGTATCGACGCCCTTGGCAGTCAGGGCCAGCGTTCGCCCCCCTGACTTGTTGCCAGAGGATCGGATTTCATCGACGGTCCCCCGGAAGACTTCCCGCGCGCCCTCGTCCTCCCAGCCCAGCAAGATAACGACATCAGCGCCCTGATCTGGAAAGATGATCCGCCCGCCGGTGTCGTCAATGTCGATATTTGCGGTGTCGCTGTGGGTGCCAGCGTTGTCGGTGATCGACATCCCCAAAAGGATCGGGCGCAACGCGGTCGAGATATTCGTCCCAGCCACCGTCACGTCAAAGATTGCCTTGCGCATGCCGTCACCACAATCTGATCGGGTCAAGGGTCACAGGCGCTGGATTGGCCTGCCCGGCATCAGATACCGGCATCAGAAAGGTTGTCCCAGGCGGTAGATATGGGCCAAGATCGGCGAGGCCCACGTTCATCTCATAAATCCGCTCCACCAGCCCAACGACCGGCCTGCGGAAGCGGCGAAAGACGATCAGGGGGACGGTCAAAAGATCGCCAGCGACCGTCACGCTTTCGATTAGTTCATCGTTCATGTCAGCCCAAGCGCCCCCGCCATAAGTGAAAAATACGAAACCGCCGCAGGCGTCGGTGTGCGCCTGACGTTGATATCGACTTCAATCATTTTCCCGACACCGTTTCCGTCAAGGTGGCTGGATCGCTCGCTGACCCGGTCGATGATGACCCAGCCCATAAGCCGCCCATCCGAACGCATCATAAACTGCGGCTGGCCGTAGCGCCGGGCCGCGTCAAGCACCGCCAGGCTATCCATGCCGCCGAAGGCTTGAGGGAAGACGCGCGCCCTGATCGACCATGTTTCCGGCCCTTCCCCCGTCCACTCCATGACGGGGGAAGCGCCAATAACTGACTTCTCAGCATAGGCCGCCTCGGCGCTGTGTTGGTAATCCATCATGGAGAAAGGCGCGATACTGAACTGCACCGGCCCTATCATCATCAGCATTTCAGGATGTCCTTTCCTTAACCCGTGGTCCGCATTCCAGCGTCCGCATAGACCCCGCTGAATAGGCTCCTGACCTGCTGATCCAGCGCGGTCATAACCTTTTGCTTGATCGCCTCGGCATCAGATGCAGTCACGCCGGTAAAGTTGAATACCGGCGCAACAGTGATCCCGGACCCGCCGCCGGAAGCGGCTGGGCCGGTGCCGTTCGGGTGGACGTATCCACCCTTACTTGGCGTCACCAATTCTGGGCCTTCCTCGCCGACAAGATACGTGCGTCCTGCCGTCATAGGACCGCCGCCAGCGCGTTCACCATAGGGGTTGTAATCCCCCATGGCCCCGCTCATGCCGGTGTAGCCCGCGCCGGGGTCATTCATGCCGGAACCGGCTGCTGTGAAAGAAAAGACAGACGACAGGTCTATGGTCCCAAGGGCGGCAAGGATACGGCCAGGCAATTCCTTGACCCAATTCATCATGTCGGTCGCCACCTTTTTCATGCCGTTCCACAGCGACATAATCGCGTCATAGCCAGCCTGCTCATAAGCGGCCTTGTCTTCGGCGGACAAGGTTTCCTGCTGGAAAAAAGACCCCATCCATTCCGCAACCGCGCTGATGGCATCACCGGCCTTTGTCCACCCGGAGGCGATAAGATCGCCAAGCGGGGCGAACCAATCCAAGACGGGCCGGATCGCCTCAAGGGCAGGGGCCAAGATTTCTCCTAGCGCCTTACCGACGCCGGAAAAAACCGAGGTTATCCGGTCCCAATATTTCCAGATCGTCACGCCCACGGCGGCAACTGCCGCCGCCGCCAAGGCAAAGGCCCCCCAGATCGGCGCGCTGATCGTTGCGATGGCCGCCCCGATTGCGCTAATCCCCGAGGCGATCATGGAGACGCCAGGCACCGCAAAGAGCATGCCCCGCGCCCCGGCGGCCAGCTTGCCGAATGTCCCGAGGCTTTGGCCAGACATAGCCCCCAAGGCGGTTTGCAAAGCGATAGACGCCCGCGCAGCGCCCCAAAGATGCCCGGCCGTTCCGCCTAGAACCGTCGCGCCGCTTGCGATAGCCCCGAGGATGCCGCCTTTGCCCATCAGGGCCACATAAGACAGCGCCGACATAGCGATGCGCAGGCCGATTATACCGGCGGTTACGGCAGCGATCGTGCCAACTAGACGCGGGTTTTCAGCGGCCCAAGTGGCGAAACGCTCCACTATGGGGACAACCTTGTCGATCAGGGCTGTCAGGATCGGGACAAGGGTGTTTCCGACGACTATTCCGAGGTGCTGCATGGCGATACGAAATTTCTTCATGCGCTGTTCGCTGGTTTGCATGGCGCGCAGGAAGTCTTTCTGATTTTCACCCGCGCCCCCCATCGCCTCCTCTTTGATCTTCTGGAAATCTTCCATGTGCTGGATCAGCGACCGGACACCTGCTTGCGCCTGCGCGTCCTCAAACAGATAGCCGATCTTTGACAGGTCGCCTTTCAGCGTCTTGTGGGTGATTGCCGCGATAGCCTCAAGCGGGTTGAGACCCTGTTCGGCGGCAAGCGCCAGTTCCTTGCGCAGGTCCACGCCCATGTCCTTGAATTTCTTCTCGGTGCCGGGCGATACCATCTTTTGCAAGACGTTTTGGAGGTTTGTCGCCGCCGTGCTGGCGTCGCCTGTATCCTTGCGGACAATCTGCAGGGCCGCCGAAAGGTCGGCAACCGCAGTCACTCCCTCTTGCCCTAGGGCCGCATAGGATGCCCCGAGGCCCGGCATATATTGGGCCATATCCTTCAATTCAAAGCCGCCAGCCTTCCCGGCTTTCGCCATGAAATCCAGCGCCAAACCAACATCGGTGGCCTCGACTTTCAGGTTGGACATAGCGGCAAAACCGGCTTGCGAAAGATCGCTGATATCAGCCCCGGTTGCGGTTGCCGCAACCCCGATGGCCTTTACCGAGGCCATCGCATCGTCAGCAGACAGCCCCATGCCGACCAGATAATCTACAGCCCGCAGGATTTCCGGCGCGCCTTGGTTTACGCTGGCCCCGATCTTGCGCGCCTCGGCCCCGATAGCGGCAAGCTGGGCGGCGGTAAGGCCCGCCTTGGAGCCGATCCCCGACAAGGCTGTCTCGTATTGCATGGCGGCCCGCACAGGCGCACCTATGGCCGCGCTGACGGCATAGAAACCGGCAACCGCGTCAAACATCCGCCCCCGCGCCCGGTCAATCGCCATATTGTTCCGGTCGATGGCCCCCGTGATCCGGTCTGAAAAGCTGGTCATCTGGCCGTTTGCCTGACGCACCGCCGCCGGTATGCCCAGCATGCCCCGAGCCGCTTTGCGGGCCGGGGCCGAAACACCATCAACCAAGCTGACGATCAGGCGGGATGTTTTGTTTGCCATTGGTCTTCTCACATTCCTATCTTTGGCGGCGCGCCAACCGGCGCGCCTCGTCATGCCACAGCAAGATTTCCCCCCAATCCATTTCTAATATTGCGGGGATCGGGGTCGATAGGATAGCGGCGCAGTCAGCGATTATGCTCCGCCACTCTCCTGTCCTTCGGCTTTCTCGAAAAAACTTGCGATGCCCTCAGCCACCGCCTGGAAGTCCTCGGCGTCAAGTTCGCCAACCTCCTCGTCTGTCATGCCGGTCAGGGCGGTCGCCATCAGAAAGGATTGCTCCATTTCCGATTTCCCGCTTTCGCGCAGGGCATCCATCGCCCTGATGTCCTTCCCCTTCGGACGCCGGATCGTGACGGCGCTAACCGTCTTTCCTCCGGTTTCAAAGGGGAAGGCCAGTTCAATCGTCTTGCTCGTTTCTTTAGTCATCGCATCCTCACTCTTTTTTAGTGTCCCTGTCGTGGCTTTAGATCAGCGGCCTTAGCCGCTGATCCGCAGAATGTCGCGTTCGTCCTTGTTCTGGGAAACGCCGTCAAGCCGGTATTCAGCGGTAAAGAAATCCCAATAGAACTTCTCGGCCCGATTGAACCAAAGCTCGTAATGGAAGACCTCGTTGATGGCGTAGTCATGCGCCTGCATTTCGCCGCGCTTGAACGCCTCGCCCTCGATCTTGCCGAGGCGGCCTTCGATGATGGCCTTCGCCTCCAAGGCCTCGCCAGTCCGCTTGTTGCGGATAACCCCATAAGCGGTAAAGACCCGCTTATTCTTGGACCCGACCCCGAATTGCGTCAAAAGATCAGGGTCCCATCCGGCCAGCTTGAAAGTCGGTTCCAGCTTCTGGATGCCGACCGCGACCTCGACCCCGACCGGCGATCCGCCGGGATGGTGGTCTTGGAAGGCCTCTTGGAGGTTCGGCAGTTGAAGTTCGGAAAGCGTCAAGTGCTTAGACGCCTTGGGATCATGGTCGCCGCAGAACAAGTTGGCGGCTTCCATGATGAACAGGTTGGCAGTGCTCATAGCCTTTTCCTTTCAGTGGTTTTGAGGGTTTCGGATTAGGCCGTGACCTGCGCGACCAGATCGTCCAGCAGCGCGTCAAGGGCTTCGCGGTAGCGACCGGACTGGATGCCAAGGAAGCGAAGCACGGGGGCTTCTTCTGCCTTGAAGCTGATGTTGACGCGGCCCTGGCGCAACTGTTCCGGGCTGTTCATATCGCGGTCGAAAGCGATCTTGTAGCCAAGGATGTCGCCGGTTGCCTGAAGGTCGCGCATCGCCAGTTCCATCGTGTTCATCACCGCTTGGATCGTCTGACCCGTGATGTTGAACTTGCCCAGATAGAAACGCAGCGTCCGCAGGAACATCAGATGGATGTAGTCGCGCCCGCGCGTCTGGTTGTAGAACCGCCAGATGTCATCCTCGCCGACATTGTCCGTCCCAATATAGACGAAGCCGCCGGAAGCGATGGCCGCCTCGACGCCCATTTCGCCGCGAACGATCACGCCGATATTGCCAGCAAGCAGGGTCTGCCCTTCGGTCGCGCCCTCGGTCAAAGAGAAGCCGATGGGGCGCGAAGGCCCGACGATCCCGCGCACCGCTTGGTTTGCCCAGGAGTGGAACGGACGACCGCCGAACTCGTGGTCGCGCCGAACGGCAATCCCAAGAATTGCGGGCGACGCTGGAACCGTCACAACGGTCTCGCCATCCATGATCTTGACCGCCGGGTCGACCGGGATCAGGCGCTGGCTGTTCAGGCTTTCGCGCCAATCCAGAGCGGCGGCTTGCGACGTTGCCGGGCCGTCCACAACGGCATGGGCCAGGAGGCGTTCACAGATCGCTGGCAGGGCCGCACAGACCGGGTTCGCCAGTTCATCGACAGTCGCCGTCACAACGCCGCCCGTGCCAGCGCCCAGCGCGGTCAGGACGATGGTCGGGGCGCTGGTGTAGCCAGAGCCGGGGTTGGTGATCGTCACCGAGGTGATGATCCCCCCGGCCACGGTCGCCGTACCGGCAAAGCCGGTGCCGCCGCCGCCGGTTGCCGTCAAGGCAAGCGCCGAGCCGTTCGTATAACCGGTTCCGCCATTGGTGATCGCCAGCGCGGTCACGCCGGTCTTGCGCTGCGAGGTAAAGCCAGGCGCACCAAGAAGGCGCGGGACAAAGCCAAGATCAGGCCCGGCCTTGATGAAAGCAGAAAGGCCGGTCGTCGTCCCGTTGCCGACGATGTTGGCGATGGTCGCGTCAACATCAGCCCCCTCGGTAACCCGAACGATGACGATCTTCGCCGCAACCTGAAACTCGCCAAGCTGGGCGTGAAGCAGGGCCACGGCATCTGCCAGCGTCCCGTCCGCGCCAAGGGCAAGGCGAGAAGTCGCGTCATCCGAATAGATGAAGACAGGCTCGTTCAGCGGGAACAGCGTCCCGTTTGCATTCGGCGCAGTGCCGATCAGGCCGACAACAGAAAGGTCGCCAAAGATGGCCGGGCGCGCCTCGTCCTCGACGCGCGTGATGGAAATCCCGAAGACAGGATCAGACATTCTTGCTCTCCTTTTGAGGGGGGTAGTTTCGTTAAGGTCAGGCGGAAGGCGGCGCGATCAATAGGAGCCGTCATCCATCGTTTCAATCGCCGCCTGCATTGAGGCCAAGGTTGGCGAAAGGTTGGTGATGTCGCCGATACCCAAAGCGGCGGCGATCCAAGCGCCGCCAGAATATCGGATCGTATACCCGGTTGCGACGCCGGTCACCGTGACATCCGAGAGGCCACCCAAGGCGTGAGTGTGGCCAGTTGATGACTTCCCAGAAAGGGCGCTGGAAAGCCCAGCCACGTCGCCGATCTGGTGATCATGGGCTGATGCCGCTTTCCCGGCCATCGCCGCAAACAAGGCAACGACATCGTCATCAGCCCCGTTGATCGCCGCGATAAGCCTGTTCACATCATAAGAAAGCTGGTTCGTGGGGTCGGGCAGGGCATAGCCCCGCCCGACCGTTTCATTGTCGGGCATTTAGACCTCCACCTAGATTGAAACCGCGCGCATATCCGAAAGGACTGGACGCGCAGCGGGGGTGCCAGTCAGCGTCAACCGAAGCCGCCCGGTCGTTGCCGTGTAAGGGGTCTTCCTGAACTCGCGCTCGGTCCAACCATCATTCAAGGCCGTGGATGAAAACTGCGCCACAGCCTCCCAATCATCGTCCCCCGCGTCAATTTCCACCGTCAGAGTTGACCCCGCCGGAAGCCGCGATTTCAGGAACGCCGACATTCTGATCGCCGATCCCATTTCAAAGGCCCGGCTGATGTAGGTGCCCGATGTTTGCAGTTGCCCTGATACCAAGAGGGCATCAGGGAATAAGACCGGGCTGGCCTTTTCAGTGCCGGTAAGAATGGCCCTGATTTCAACCGTCTCGGTGACGAACTCTGTCAGTTGCAGGGGCTGATCCGCAAACACGCGCGTAATCTCCCCGCTGGCCCTTTCCACCTCGAAAACCACCGAGGTGTCCGCCGTCGCCAGTTCTGTCCCCGCCAAGATCAGAAGGTCTGACATATTGGCGACGGATACGCTGCCCAGGCTTACCGTCTTGCTTGTCGGCGCGAATTTCGCGGCGACAAGCCGGAAAGTCAGGTCCGCATTCTGATGTGGCGTCCATGTCCGCGCGTTGGAGGAAGAAAGCAGGACGCCGACAGAATACGGCTGGCCGGAAACATAACGCTGGGCGACCGGATCGAAATCACCAAGCCTTGCGATGGATAGCGAGTGCGTCCCATCGTTCGTCTTGATCATCAGCGCGTATTCGCGGTCGTTATTCAGCCACACCGGGACAGGGAAACGTGGGCTTATCCAAGAACCCGGCGAAACCCCTGTCATCTCAACATAGACCTGCGCCAGAATTTCCGGCGTAGGGAAGCCATTTTCAACCGAGTGGATTTCGACCAGAAGGCCGATATCTTGGTCGCCGACAGCACATACCCGAAGATCGCAACCGGCGATGAAACGTGGCTCGGTCAGGGTGAAGGTTTGCGCCAGCGGGTCGACGCTATCGCTGTCATCGTCATCTTCAATAACCGGGGCGCGAGTGATCGTTGTTACGCGGCGCATAACGTCAATCTCGACAGTGCCGCGCCCAACAAAGGACGCCGAGGCCCTGCGCCCTGTTGCCCCAACCGCGATGATGCGCTTAGTGCCGTGGGGGACATTGGCGGGGATCAGGAAGGAACCGGTTGCGACGCCGGAACCGTTCGCCACGATCCCGCCTGGGTTCACATCAAGCCCGTCAAAGGTCAGCCCTGTCAGTGCCTCTCCCGGCCCCATCCCCCTGATCGTAAACGTCAAGGAAATCTGGCGCAGGAAAGGAAGTCGCTCGGTGCGCTCACTGACAAGTTCGGTATCCCGGTCAACGCCAGCAACGCCGCCGATCACCCGCCGCGTCACGTCGCTGGCCCATTGCGTTTCAGTAATGGTCCAGAAATCAGACGCAGGCTTGATGCCTAGATTGATCGGGAGCGGCGTGAAGTTCTGGTAAGGATTGATCTTGAGGCACCCGGTTCGCAGCCCTTGCCGAAGAACAATCTCCTCGGTGAAGTCCAGAAGCTGCGGGTCGGTCGGGCCGATGTTGTAGATCGTCGGGGCAACGGCGAGTTGCATGGTCCGATCAAATACTGCACCCGTCTGGGCCTCGCCCTGATCCCTGTAGAAATCGTCCTCCCAAGGATCGACAAAGATGCCCTTCTTCGCCACAGGCTCCCGGCTGTCCACGTCAGATTTCAGCCGCTCCAAGGCGATCAGATCGCCGTAATCGAACAGCTTTCTGATATAGACCCACAACTCATCGTAAGGCACGGACCTGACATCGGTGTTGATGATTTCCGGCGCGCCGCGCCAGTAATTTATCACCTGGCACAAGGCCAGCAAGGTCGTCGGCTGTGCCGGGGCGCGGGGGCTGGCCGTGGTGCTGATCCCTTTGACATAGACCGGCAGTCCGTCGCTGTTCAGGCACAACAGATCGGCGCGAGGCAGTTTCCAATCGTAAGAAAGGAGAACTGTCCCGCCGGTCACGCCGCCGGTCAAGACCACCGTGTCCGCCGTGGTGCTGTCTGCTGTCACGGCGTCCAGATACCGATATTTCACGGTATAGCTGGACCCCGGCAACGGCTCCGCCCCGCCAGGCGACCAGTCAACCCGGTCGGCGTTCAGGACATAGCTTGTCCCGGCGACGTAAGTGGTGCCGCCCTGTTTGACTTCGACAAGGGAAAGGACGCTACCATCTGGCAGCGGATCAAGCCCGCCTCCGACGCCCTTGGTCAGGGTGACGGTCTTTTCCTTTTCGATGATCGCGCCGTTCAGGACAGCCAGCGGGCCACGGTTGATCGTGATCGTCGCGGTTCCGGTGCCGCCGTCCGCAAAGGTATGCGGCTCTGCGTCCACAACCGCGACATCCCAATCCTCGACCTCCTCGTGCCGCAAGGCATAGGCCCGAGACCGCTTGAAACCCAGAATGTTCGCTACACCCTCGGCGATGCTGAAATTTTGCGCCCCGCCGATCAGACCAAGCGCCCTGACCTTGCATCCCCGGACGACATAGCTGCCATGGGCGTCGCGGTCATAGGTCGCAATAGCCTGCGATACATCGGAAAGAGAAGATGGAGCCGTCTGGTCAACAGGCGTTCCGTCCTTAAGCAGGTATACCTGATAAAGATCGCCGTCCTCGCCGTCGCCATCCCAACCCCAGATTGCCGTCTCACTGACGCGGCCAGCGCCCGGCTCACCCTCGGCGTCCGTGCCGGGGTGAAGGCCCAGAAGATCAGGGTCGTCAATCTCGGTGATTGCCGCGCTGATGATCCTGACGCCGACAACCACCTCGCCTGTCATCGGGATATCCGCCAGAACCACACCCGGCAGGTCGCGGACATCGCCGCGCGCATAGACCCGGCCAGGCGTCAGCGTAATCGTTTCGCCATCGAAATCGACAATAATCTCAGCCCCGTCAACCCGATTGCCGTCGCGCATCATGCGCTCGGCCACCCGGCGGTTGCGGTTCTCAATGATTGACTGCAGTTCGTTGACTTCGGCGGCCTGCGCGATCCGATCCTCGCGGAATACCACGCGCGCCCAATCAGGCTTCTCAGGGGTCCGGTCATAAGCCCCAGGCAGGTCAGATGGATGTTCAAAAGCCATAGGTTAACCCCGATGATCAGAAGGTGAGATAGAAGCGGACCCGCTCGCGCACGGTCTGCCCAAAGGCGATAGTTTCGGCGACCGGGCTTGTCCCCGTGCCGCCGGTGATTTCATCAGGCCCGCCCCATAGAAGGCCGGGCTTTTCTGGATCATCTGGGACAGCGTCCCAGACCAGCGTCACGCTCTCTGCCGTCGCCCCAGCCCCGTCTCCGAAGCCGGTCATGGCCTCGACATATAGGCCGGTTGGCGTTGTGGCGTCCCGCGTCAAGTTCAGGCCGCCGACCGCATATTCCCCGCCGGGGGAGACGCGAACCGGATGGATGGCGCGGGCGCGCCGGTATCCAATGATTTCGCCGCCAGCATCGCGGAAAGCCGCAAAAATCGGCCGCCCCGTCAGCGCCCCGATGATCAGGTTGATACGCGCTTGCGCGTCAACATCGACCCAAGACGCCCCGCCAGCATCCAGCCAAGTGAAATCTCCCCATCCAAGGTCAGACCCGGACGGCGGCACCCACGCATCAAGCGGGTCAAGGAAGGATTGCCCGGCAAAGACCTGAAAATCATGCGACCGACCGAAGGACCATTTCGCGCCGTCAGAACGCAGCCTGACGCCGGATGCCGCCGACCAGATCGCGCCGCTCCAAGGCTTGCGCGACCATTCCAGTTCTCGGACATCGTAGCCGTTATACCCCCGCCAGAATTGCGAACGGACAGCGACCGAAAGACCGGCGACACCTTCGATGTTCTCAAGGTCTGGCTCCTCGAAGTCCCTGATCCGCCGCAAGGCAAGCTGGAAAAGGTTCCAGCGTCTGCGGCGGGCCGGGGCCTCCTCAAGGATGGCGTCATAATTCAGCCAGTCCAAGGCCAAGGCCAAGGCCTCTGGGGTTCCGCGAACGCGCTGCCAATCCCGACCGATTGATAGGAGGCGGCGCTGATCGGCGACATAAGCCGAAACCTCGCCAAGCCCATACTCGTAGATCAGGAACGGCAGGAAATTGTCTGGCAGCGTTACCAGCTTTGCCGTCTTGATCGCCCCAATACCGGGGGACAGACGGTCAAGCGCATCCACCGCCAGCGAAAAGGCCCGCTCAAAGGCGGTGGCGTTCGTTGGCAGAAGATCATTCGACATCAGAGTGCGCGCCCCTTGTAAGTCAGCGTTACGGTCCCGAGGGCGATTGCCTCGTATTCATGCGCCGCCACGTCAGAGGCGGGGGTTATGATCGCGACCCGCTGGACCCCGGCTTGCATCAGGCGGGCGGTCAGCCAGGCGCGGTTCAGATCGAAGCCAAGGCCAGCCTCAAGATCGAAAGCCGCGCGCAGCGCTGCTTCCATCCCTTCAAAAACGGCGTATTCAGCGCTCGGCAAAAGCCAGACATCGGCGGTAACGTTGATCGTCTGCGAAACTGCGCTGCGGACCTCAATCGTATCGTTGACCATCCGCACATTGCTGGCGTTCAAGGCTTGCCTGACTGCCTCAAGCAGGAGGGGCGATGGAACGCCACCGGCGCTATGCGAAAAAATCGCCACATGGACGACCGGCGATGTCCCCGCGCGGTAAACAATGGCGTCGCGCACGTCGATTGAAGCCGTCATGGCCACAAAGCGATAGCGATCAGCGGTGCCGCCGGTGCTACGCCCGGAAATTGCGAGGATGATCCGAAGGCGAAGCCGGTCGTCGCTTTCGCCGTCGACCCTGATCACGTCATAAAACGCGGCCAGATGATCAAGATCAGAGCCGACCGCAAAGGCCAAGAGGTTCGCGCGGGCCGCGTCATTGATCCTGGCGCGCGTCAAGGTCTCGCGGAACGCGACGACTTCCAGCAGCTTTCGCGCCGGTTCGCTTTCAAGACCAATCACGCCAGCGATGGCCGGGAAGCGCGCGACAAGGTCCGCCGCCGCAACGGAAAGGATCGCTTCAAAATCCAGTTCCTCAACCACCTCTGGCGGCGGAAGGTCCGCGATATTCAGGGATTGTGCCATCAGCCGCCTAACCTTTCCTCGATCCGAAGGCCGTCAGCCCCGGCAAAGACGCCGACCCGCTTGGCCCCCTCGGCGGTAAGATCACCGAAGGTTGCGCGGGGCCTATATTCGCCCACGATGTAAATGTGCAGTTGCCCGTCCCGCGTGACTTTGACAGGGACCAGTTCCGTTACCCGGAAGCGCGGCTCCCATTGCTCTATCGCCGAAGCGATCACGGCAAAGAATGGGGCGACCTCTTGCGGATTGATGTTCCGCCCAAGCAGAGCCGGGACAAAGGAACCATAATGCTCGCGCATGATGCGCTCGCCGAACCGGGTGAAAAAGATATCGCGCAGGGACTGCTCCACATGCGCCCAACCACTGATTGTCCCGCCGGTTTCAGCATTGATGCCGACCGAGGGGTTGACCGGGATTGCCATTTCCTTGAAGCCCCTCGGTTTAAGTTTTGGCGCGCGTCACTCGGACGCGCCACCCTTTTTCTTTGGCGCGGCCAGCGGGGCCGGGGCGGCCTTGGACGCCGCCTCAATCGCCCCGACACGCAGATCATGCGCGGCCTCGCGCGGTGTCAGAAACATCGTTGTCCCAGCCCCGGTGTTGGCCCGGCCCGCGACCACGGGACCGGCCAGCTTCGTGATCCGATATTCAGGCATCCGACCCGCCTTCCTTCGCCTTTTCGGCGGCCTCCTCGTCAGCCTTTGCCTTGGCCGCCGCAGCATCCGCCGCTTCCTTGTCAGCCTTGGCCTGCGCCACCTTTTGGGCTTTTGTCAGCGGCTTTGCCGCCGGTTCCTTGGCCGCGTCAGGATTTTCGGCATCGCCAGCCTCGGCCACGACTGGATCAGCCATCTGGCGCAGATGGCCAGCTTCGACCGCCGCCCTGGCCGCCTCCTCCGATAGCGTCAGGGTGGAACCGACGCCACGGTTGTTGTGCCCGGCCACCATCTGACCGGCCTTGGCCGTGACAATGTAGGTTTTCATCGCTCTCTCCGTTTTTTCACGCACAGGGGATAGGTTGGGGCTATCCGCCTGCAAAGACTGTTCCCGCCCCCCCGGTAATCGCGCCAGCGTCTATCCCGTCGCCGATCCTGGCGATGGATGCCCCGTTGACAAAGACTGTCCCTGATCCGCCGCTGATCGCGGCGACGTGGGGCAAGCATTCAAGCCCCACGGGGAAGGCGTGGGCCACAGATACGTCGCCCCGGCGCGCAACAGGGACGCCCTCCGCATAGACGTTGGGCGACGCGCTTCCGATGGTGCTTGAAGCATCGCAAGGATGTCCGGTGACAAACCCGTCGCCCAGCCTAGAGACGTTCGCCATTTCCGCCACCTTTGATCAGTTGATGTCGATGCGCGGGGCCTGAAGAACGATGCCGCCAGCCGTCAAGGTGATGCTGCTGGCCCCGACGCTTACCCGCAATTCTCCGGCCCCCATTTCAACCTTCACATCGCCGAAAGTTACGACATTCTGATCGCCCTCGGTGCCGGGGCTTTCGTTTTCGTCGCTCCATGTCAGCGGCAAGGCGACCGCCTGCCGGTAATCCCCGGACGGCGAAAACATTGTGAACTGCTGGCCAACAGTAGGCGGGATATGGGCCTTTAATCCCCCGGCCATCTGTGAGTAGGGAACAGGCGGGGACAGCAAGTCCCCGCCGCCAGTCGCTGTCCCGAGCTTAATCCGAACCGTGCCAGCCGCCGGGTCGACCTCGGCCACGGTTCCGTGCCTGATCATCCCGGCCTGCCGCCGCTCAATCTCGGCGATCCGGCTAAAAGCCTCAACAAGTGCGCGCATCCATCAGACCCCTTGCTCGTCAGCCGCTTCCTCGGTCAATGCCATGTCAGCGCCTTCCTCTGGGACGACAACAACTTCGTCCATCTGGACAGGGTCACCGCCAACCGAAAGGACCGCAGGCGCAAGGCCGATCCCATCCATCGCCTCGTCAGATATTCCCAGCATCTGGGAAATCCTGACCCAATCAAGGGTTTCCGCCCCCTCGATCTGCGCGCGGATCAGCGGGGCCAGCGGGGCCAGTTCGCTTGCCTCCATCGCGGCCATAAAGGCGGCCCAAGACCCGGCATCTGGAAGCGCCTCGCCTGGGACCGGATCGGCAAGGCAGTCGCAGGTAAAGATGATCTGCCGTGCCGCAAACTTGATCCCCTCCTCGGCGGACGCGCCGCGCTGGGACATGCGCCCCGTGATCCTTGGCACCATGCCGCAGAAAACGCGGGACCACTCTGTCAGCCTTGAGGTTAGCGCGCGAGCGATCTGGGCTTCGACAAGATCGAGGGTCAATTCAAGACCGGCATCGGTCGCAGGGATAACGATCTGGACCGTGGATGATCCATCAGGGGCCTCTACGGAAACCGAGGCGGCAATCGCGACAACGACGACCAATTCAAGGCTGTCATTTCCGTGGGTCAGGTCAAGGCCGGTGATATCCCTCTGGTGTGTCTCTGTTGTCACCATCAGAAAAGGGAGGGGCTGCTTATCCAGCGCCGCGTCAATCGGGGTTGTATCGCTGTCATAGACCCGCCCTTCGGCCAGCGTTGCGCCGAGCAGGGCTTGGACTGCCGCCAATCGGACGGCAAGGCGCGTCATGCTCATTCTGGCACCCGTTCATAAGCAAGGATCAGGTTCACATCGCCCATGTCGGTCGGCTGGGCGGCGATAATCTCGTAAGGCGTGTCGCCGCGATCCGTCAGGATCAGCAAGTCACCCTTTGCAATCTTGTAAGGCAGGGACGCCATGGTTTCGGCATCAACCCAGAACTCGGCCCGCGTGGTCACGAAGCGCGTGGGGCCGGTGAAATCTCCGCCAGTGGCCTTCCCCTTGATCGGGGTTTCTCCCGGACCTGCCGAATAGATGCCGACGATATCGGTCTGCTGGCGGGCGGGATCAGGCTGCGGCACCGTGTATTGCGATGCCACGCGGGGCACCAAGCTGGCTACCTCGCCGAAAGCGCCGAGGCACGTCGCGGATAGGGCCGCATCCAAGGCGTCAAACGGCGAGGGCATAAGGTTCTTCTCCGTGGTGGTGGTTGGCGCGCCCGCCAAGGGGCGCGCCGCCGGATCAGGTCCGACGACCGCGCTGCAGGCAGCGCGGGCGGGTGCAGTAATGCAAGGCGTTCATCTGGAACTCCAGATGGACGCCTTTGTCGTTCGCCATCGGATACTGCTTCGCGTACAGGCGCTGGCCCGGACGGTTGACGGTTTCCATGTAGTCGGCAGGCGCATAGATCGTCTTGAACAACTGCGGGACGCCGGTCGGGAAAATGTGGCACTTATTCGTGTCGATGGTGATCGCCCCGCCGCCACGATAGTTTTCCCAGACGATGCCGCCAAATTCAAAGATGCCCCAAGTCCCGCCAGCACCATCGCTGATGTAAGCGGTGCGCAGCGTCGCCGCCGCTTCATGGTTCTTGTAGGTTTCCCGAACTTCACGGTGCGCCAGCAAGTCATCAAAGAATGCGTCGCCGCAAAGCGCATGGATGCCACGGTAAGGCAGGCCGCCCAGCGTGGTGCTGATCGCCCGCGTCACCGCCGTGCATGCCTTGCGCAGCGCGCCGTCAACAGGCGAGGCGTTGTCAAGATCGAAGTCGATTTCGGCGGGCATTGTCTCGCCGAACTCGCTCGAATAGTTGTAGAGGACCGTCCCATCGCTGTCCAAGAGGTTGCCCGTCTTGATCACGTTCAGGCGGTGGTATTCCTCGGTCAGGGCGAAATCCTGCGAGTGCGTGACCGCCTTGCCCCCGATCTTATTGACCAGGGTTTCAACAGCGGTTTCGCTGCCAAAGGCCCGCACCTGCATCACCTCGTCCGCATAGATCGCGTCGTTCCGCTGGAAGTGCGGGACCGACAGCTTGCGCATCGCGCGCTTCGCATGGTCGCGCGTGTCGCCGGGGCCACCGCGAGGCGAGGACGGGATAAGGATCAGCGCGTTGGCGTCTGCCTTTTCGATTGCCACGTCCAGAACGTCGATATTCTCGACCTGGAACAAGCCCATCGCCCCGATCCGCGAGGGAACATAGGCGACCTCGCGCATGGCCTCAGTCATGCGCATAACGCTGAAAGCGTCCTGTTTGAAAATGTCGAGCATTGCTCAATCTTCCTTTCTGCTTGGGCTTTGCCCGGTTGATCAGTTGCGGACGATGATCCCGACCGCCGCCAGTTGGGTCGCCTTCGCGGCCTTCTTGGTGTCGTCATCGACGCTGGCGGCATAGGAAAGCGTGTTGCCGTTCCATTCCGCGTCGCGCTTGATGACGGCGGCCTTCACATCGGCGCTGGCCGCGTCGACGCCGTAAAGCAGGATGGCCGCAGCGACCTGCGATCCGTCCGAACCGGTCGCGGGCGATGGGGCATACTTGCCGCCGGTCGTGATCTGCCCAAGCACCGTTCCGGCGGCCAAGATGCCCGACCCGCTGACGATGGTGACGGTTTCGCGCGAACGCTGGCCGCTGGCTTCCGACAACAGGCCCTCGCCCGGATGCCGACCTTCCGTAAAAACAACCATGATGGTCTCCTTTGTTTCTGGTTTGGTTTAGGCCGGGCCGATCAGGCCCGTGCGGTTACACCGATGGAGGCGTTCGCCTGGCGGATGGATTTCCCCCAAAGTTCGGCAGACTTCTCTCCGCTGGCTTGGGCCGGGGCATCGCCGCCGAACTCGGCAGCGCCGGGCGGGTTTGCC